GCATCAACTGTCCTAGCAGACGTAGTAGCGATGGTGTGGGAATGTGCTACTACACGGAGATATTATTATGGCGCTTACAACTTTCCAAGGTCCCGTTCGCTCATTGAACGGCTTTATTTCACAGGGTCCCGGCGCAGTTTCTGCGGTTTCGACTGCCACATTGACACTCGACGTCAACAACTATTCTGGTAGAATCCTCCCTATCACTTTGGCTACGACCACGATCACGCTACCTACGCTTAACGCGTCGGCTAACCCAGCTTCGTCTGGTCCGGGTTCTGATCCAAACAACCCTAACAACCTCGGCACCACCTACACGTTTGTTATCACTACTGCTTCTACTGCGGTTAAGGTAATAACGGCTGCAAGCAACTTCTTGCTCGGTGGAGTTAGCATGGCTGATGCTAGCAGCGCAGCCAGCAATTTCGTTGCTAACGGTACGACTATCCGCTCGATCAACCTGAACGGCTCGACTACTGGCGGTATCGTTGGTTCGTTCTTTACCGTCACGGCTATCACCTCGACCCAATGGTTAATTCAGGGTGAATTAATCACTTCCGGTGGTACAGCCACGCCGTTTCTAACCACGTAATAGCCACTTAATAGGAGGGCCTTCCTATGGCTATGCAAACTGATGTTAAAAACGTTGCCCTAGCTGCAACTGGTACCCTTTTGGCGTTCCCAAGCCGTGTAAAGAGTGTGGTTGTTACTTCAAGCGCTGCTGCCGGTTCCGTTGTCCTTAAAGATGGCGGTTCAGGCGGCACTACGCTGCTTGAAATTACTACGCCAGCGGTGGTAGCTTTTCAAAATATTATTATACCCGGCGAAGGTGTACGGTTTGCGACTAACGTACATGCTACGTTGGCAAACTGCACAATTTCCGTTTTCTATGGGTGATATATGCAAAATGAACAAGCGTTTAACCTAGCAGGACGTAGCGTTTTTATTGCGCTACCTGCTTATGACTTCAAGGTTTCTTTGAAGTTGGCTATCTCGTTGGCCCAGTTTGCTCAGCAAGCCCAGCAGCACGGGGTTGATATTCAGATCGGTAGCATATGTGGCTGCTCTGTTGTCTCCCGTGCTCGCAACCTGCTCGCGCAGGATATGCTGGACTCCGACTGCACGGACTTGATGTTCATCGACGCTGACATTAATTTTGAAGCTGCCGACATTTTCCGCCTGATGGCTTGGACCTCAGACCCCAAGAGGGGTATTGTTGCTGGTGTACCACGTACGCGCAGTACAGCTAAGCAATACATCGCTACTCTTGACCAAGATGACGGCGAGATTACTATGGATGGTATGGGCCTTGTCCGTGCCCAGCGCGTGGCTACCGCCTTTATGATGGTTCGCCGCGATGTATTTGAGACCCTTAACGCTGCTCATCCTGAGTGGCGCTATTACGACGAACGCACAAAGCGTACTGTCCCCTGCATATTTGACTTCATGCTAACTGACGAAGGTTACGTTGGAGAGGATTACCTCTTCTGCGACCGTGCGCGTGAGCAAGGCTTTGAAGTTTGGATCGACCCAACCATCAAGCTAGGCCACATGGGCGTACAGGAATATGAAGGTGATTTCGGCAACGACATCCTCTATCCGATGATCGTCCCCTTAAAGAAGGAAGCTGCATAATGGCACGCAAAAAAGCAAAGCGTTATGATGATGGCGGCGAAATCGTCGTAAGCGGAAGCCGTGCAGCGGATGCCCTTGCGCTGGATCGTATGATGCGTGAGCCTAGCTTTGTTAGCAGCTCCCTCGGTAGCAGGTTTGGCGGGGACGACTCTGGCGGTGGCGGTGGCGGCGGTGGCTCTTCTAGCCCCAAAGTGAGCGTCGGTAAAGTACGAACTCCCGTTGGAAAGGTCTTTGGGGTTAGGGATATCCCTGTAGGTAAGGGCAGTTTATCTGTCGGCGTAAGCCCTATGGGTGGCGGCAAAGTAGGTGGTACGTTTAGAACATCTTTTAAAAAAGGTGGTAAACTCCCTGATCTTACTGGTGACGGCAAGGTCACTCGGGCAGACGTACTCAAGGGGCGCGGTGTTCCGGGTTTCAAAAAGGGCAGTAAGGTCAGCGCCGCTGAAGCCGTACACAAGCACGAGCGTGCCAAGCACAAGGGTCAACCACTAACCAAGATGGCCAAGGGCGGTTCTGCTGCTTCTAAGCGTGGTGATGGCTGCGCTACCAAGGGTAAAACCAAAGGAAGGTTTGTATAATGCCTAAGTATTTAAAACCCGTACCTCCAAAAAAGGGATATCGCCGTGGCTTTGAGCCGCGTCCCGGTGAGAGCGATAGTGCGCGTTTGAAGCGTGAGACGGCAGAGCTTTTGCGGCGTATAGAAAATAAGAAGCGTTACGGCGCGACTTATGAGAACTATCCCGACCAAGACATCTACGCTGCTGGCGGCACTATCGACAAAAAGAGCAGGGATACTAGTGCCCGTTTACGCTCGGGCCTAGTGGAGTTAAACGATAGGCTTAGCCCTTTGGGTAGCTTTCCTAGGGATATTGCCAGTGGCTTGATAGCAGGCGCTAGTAAGGGCGTAAACAGAATGATGGGGCGGGCGAAGGCAGACGCAGATAAGATAAGCGCAGCTTTAGCGGATCAACCGAAAAAAAGTGCACCGCAGATGCCGGATAAGCGCCCAAAGACTACGCCACCAAAACGTGCACCGGAGATGCCGGATAAACTCCCAAGGACGCCACCAAAACGTGCACCGGAGATGCCGGAGAAACGTATGATAAAACCCGTTGAACAGTTTGCTAAGGGCGGATCAACTGCCTCTAAGCGTGGTGATGGCTGCGCTACCAAGGGCAAAACCAAAGGACGTATGGTCTAATGGCCAAGACGCCTGCTTGGACACGCAAAGAAGGCAAGGACCCTAAAGGTGGCTTGAACGCCAAAGGTCGTGCGTCGTTAAAAGCGCAAGGGCAGAATATTAAGCCCCCTGTTAGTGCCAAGCAAGCCGCGAAGTCGCCTAAGTCAGCCGCTCGACGTAAAAGCTTTTGTGCTCGTATGTCGGGTATGCCCGGTCCTATGAAAGACGAGAAGGGTCGCCCTACTCGTAAAGCCCTGTCGCTTCGTAAGTGGGATTGCTAAGATGCTAGATGGGCACGAAACTTTTAAGTATGCTATAGATATAGCTTCATTCTTCACGGTTGTTGGGACGATGGTTTCTATGCTTCCAGCAATCGCAGCGTTGTTTACTATTATATGGACGGCAATTCGTATATACGAGACGAAGACCGTGCGAAGATGGCTAGGTAAGGAATAGAACTATGAAACAGAATAGAGATACCCAGATCGGCGAACGCGCAAAGGCGTTTGTTTCGGCCCGAGCAGCAGCAGATGCGGCCAAGAGGTCACGGAAAAATAAGACGATGTCAAGCGACTCATCCACAGGTGGCTCGGACACAGTACCGGCGACCCCCGAGCGTGACGAGTTCCGCAAAGAAATGATGCGGCGTAACGCCACGCCCGGTATGAAAAAGGGTGGAAAAATGAAGAAGTATGCCGCTGGTGGCGTCACTAAGGAAATGCCTTCGTCGAAGGCTATGGGGAGTTTGAATATGGCAAAGGGTGGAAAAGCTAAGATGAAGCCAGCGGCTAAGGGTAAGCCGTTCGCAGCAACCAAGTTTGGCGCTGCTATGATGAAGAAGTCGGCTGACACGATGGGTCGTGCGATGGTCGGTGCGGGTAAAAGCAGTTCGCCCGTTGGTTTGGCTAAGAAGGGCCATACCGGCGTCCCACTACGTGCGGGCAAGACTAAGCCTTCGATGGCTAAGTTCAAAAAAGGTGGGAAAACCTGCTAATGCGCCCGTGCCGAGGTATGGGGACTATAAGTAAGTCCAAGATGCCTAAAGGCGAAGCTATTGGTATGGCTGCGGGTGGTGAGTCGAAGGTCAATGAGGCCGGAAACTACACCAAACCCGGTATGCGCAAGGCTATCTTCAATGCCATCAAAGCTGGTGGTAAGGGCGGTAATCCGGGCCAATGGTCCGCAAGAAAAGCCCAGATGATGGCTAAGCAGTACAAAGCAAGAGGTGGTGGTTACAAGTGAGCGGATTAGCTAAATCCCAGCAAAGCCTGAAGTCTTGGACTGAGCAGAAGTGGCGAACCAAAAGCGGTAAACCATCGACGCAAGGGTCTAAGGCTACAGGAGAGCGCTACCTACCGGAGAAAGCTATAAAGTCCTTGTCTTCTGCGGAGTACGCAGCGACAACCAAGGCTAAGCGGGCCGGTAAGGCCAAGGGTAAGCAGTTCGTTAAGCAGCCAAAGACCGTAGCTAAGAAAACAAAAGGTTTTAGGTAATGACCACAAGCGGAAGCACCTCATTTGACCTTAACCTCAACGACCTAGTCGAAGAGGCTTTTGAGCGTTGTGGGGCTGAGCTTCGTACCGGTTATGATCTGCGTACTGCGCGTCGCAGCTTGAACTTGCTTACCATTGAGTGGGCAAACCGTGGTATTAACCTGTGGACTATCGACCAAGGTTCTATTGCTATGGTGCAGGGTACAATCACCTACAACTTGCCAATCGACACGATTGACCTGTTAGAGCAGGTGATACGTACAAATGCTGGTACAAGTTCGAACCAGCTTGATATCAACATCAACCGTATTAGCGCCGACACGTACATCACGATCCCAAATAAGAACGCTCAAGGACGTCCTATCCAAGTGTGGATTAACCGTCAGTCTGGTGCGAATGGACAGGGTAATAATATTTCCTACCCGCAGATTAACGTGTGGCCAGCCCCAGACCAAAGCAACTATTATACCTTCTTCTACTACCGCCTGCGCCGTATACAGGATGCAGGTGACGGTCTTAACACGCAAGACATCCCATTCCGTTTTCTCCCCTGCATGGTAGCAGGGCTAGCGTATTATTTGTCGCTTAAACTCCCCAGCGCTATGGAACGTACAGGGATGTTGAAGCAGATGTATGATGAAGCTTGGCAGCAGGCTGCGGATGAAGACCGCGAAAAGGCTCCGTTGCGGATCGCTCCGCGTCAGATGTTTATCTAGGAGGTACGATGCCCAATCCATTTGCCTCTGGTAAAAGAGCCATTGCGGAATGTGACCGCTGTGGCTTCCGGTATAAACTCAAGCAGCTTCGCAAGATCACCATAAAGACTAAGAGCACCAATATCCTTGTGTGCCCTACTTGTTGGGAGCCTGACCAGCCACAGCTTCAACTCGGTATGTATCCGGTTGATGATCCGCAGGCACTACGTAACCCACGCCCTGACGTCAGTTTCTGGCAGGCAGGTATGACCGGGCTTAAGATAAAAATTTACGGGCAAGTACCAAGTAGCAACGTGTTAGCTTTTGGTGGCCCTAGTGACGGTAGTCGTGTTATACAGTGGGGGTGGGGTCCTGTAGGGCTAAATAATCCTTTAGCTTTGCCTAATCTACCAAATACGCTAGTAGCTACAGGTAGCATAGGTACAGTGACGATAGTAACGTAGGAGTAAGTAATATGGCTAAGTTTAGCAAAATAATGGGTGGTAAGGAAGTCGGCTCTGCCGAAGTCTACGCCAAGCCACACACCATGAAGGGCGGTACTAATATCGACCTCGGCAATAACGGCTACCCAAATAACATCCCTAACACGCAAACACTGCGTACTCGTGGTACCAAGCTGGCTACCAAAGGTAATTGCAGCAGCACGAAGATGGGCTAATGAACTACGCTACTCTGTTTGAAACCATTAAGGGATACGTAGAAAACGACTTCCCCAATACGTCATGGACGGACTCCGCTGGTACGGGGACCGTGACGTTTACGTCTACCGAACAGATTAACACATTCATACAAGAAGCAGAGCAGCGTATATACAATATGGTCCAGCTTCTGGACCTACGTAAGAACGTAACTGGTAACGTCACAGTAAATAATCCATACCTCGCGGTACCCACTGATTGGCTTGCAAACTTCTCGCTAGCTATAATCACCGTAAGCGGGCAATACATTTACTTAATCAACAAGGATGTTAACTTCATCCGTGAGTCGTTCCCTAACCCAAGTATTACAGCGCAACCTACTCATTACGCGTTCTTCGACGAGAACTCGTATATCCTCGGCCCTACGCCAGACGCGAGCTATGCAGCCGAACTACATTACTTCTACTACCCAGAATCTATTGTAACTGCTGGTACGTCGTGGCTTGGCGATAACTTCGATAGCGTGCTGTTGTATGGCTCTTTACTTGAAGCCTACACCTTTATGAAGGGTGAGCCAGAGATTATCGCTAACTACCAACAGCGATATGGCGAAGCACTTGCTATGTTGAAACAACTCGGTGAAGGTAAGAATCGTCAAGATATGTACCGGACCCAACAGATACGCCAGCCGGTGAGGTAATATAATGTTTAACGAACTTTCTTCTGCCCTTGGCACCGTGCAGGTCATGACCACGAATAACCGTGGTTTTTCTGCTGAGGAGCTTGCTGATCGTGCTCTTAATCAAATTATCAATGTAGGTGATAACGCACCCCCAGTGATTGCGGATCAGGCTCGCGCCTTCCAAGAAAACTTGCGTGAAGTGCTCATCTACTTTATACGCGAAGGAATGCGCTCGCGTAACGTAACTCTGGCAGCTAAGTTTACCGAAGCTGGGTTTCCTGAGCTAGTTAAACTTATTGATACTTAAGGAGAATACCCATGGCTATTACACAAGCTATGACAACCAGCTTCAAAGCCGAAATTCTGCTGGCTGTCCACGACTTCCGCGCCTCTAGTGGCGACGCCTTCAAGCTGGCGCTGTATACCTCGTCAGCTACGATTGATGCTAACACGACTGCCTATACGGCTACTAACGAGTCCACTGGTACAAACTACACTGCTGGTGGCGCTGCGCTGGTTAATGGTGGCGTAACTGCTACGAACACCTCGACCTCGGCTGGTACTGGTTTTACAACTTTCAGCAACCTGACGTTCTCGAACGCTACGGTTACGGCTCGCGGCGCGATGATCTATAACACAACTCCTTCGGCTAACGGCACGGCGAACACCACGCTTACCAACGCTGCTGTAGCTGTGCTTGATTTTGGTTCGGATAAGACTTCGACGGCAGGTGACTTCACCATCATCTTCCCAACGAATAACAATACCTCGGCTATCATCAGGATTGCATAATGGCTCTCGTCCTCGCTAACCGCGTACAAGAAACAACAACTACTACAGGCACCGGCACGGTAACTCTTGCTGGTGCCGTAGCTGGTTTCCAGTCGTTTGCGGTTGTCGGGAACGGTAACACTACATACTACACGATCACCAGCGGTACAGCTTGGGAAGTCGGTATCGGCACATATTCTACCTCTGGTACTACGCTAGCACGTACAACGATCTTGTCGTCTAGCATAGGCGGCGGGGCAATCACGCTGGCGGGCACATCTACCGTGTTCTCTTCCTATCCAGCAGAGAAAGTTATTTCGGACGGCTACGGTACTCTTCCGGTCGCCAACGGCGGAACAGGCCAAACAACATACACCAACGGCCAGCTTCTGATCGGCAACACCACAGGCAATACGCTTACCAAAACCACTTTAACTGCTGGTACGAACATCAACGTCACCAATAGTACTGGGTCGATCACTATTGCCGCCACTGGCCTCATGCCGCTGTCGGCAATCAATGCGCTGGGTAACCAGACTGGGTCGATCAGCATCAACGTAGCAGCCTACGACACGATCTCGCTGACTCTTACTGGTAATTTGACCATTTCGTCGTTCACGGGCCTACCGACCACCCCCTACGGGTTCACCATCATTACCACGCAGGACGGCACTGGCGGGCGTTCAATTACTTGGCCGACCGGTAGCAAGTATGCCGGTGCTGTGGCCCCGCCGATTACGACTACAGCAAGCGCAGTGGACATTTGGAACGTGTACACCTACAACAACGGTAGTTTTTACGTTGTATCGTTGGCGGTTAAGGATTCTAGGTAATGGCGGGTCCCGGTAAGCCCTCCTTCGGGCTACAAAAAACTTGGCGTGCCTCGGGTACTGGTACCCAGACGTTTAACGCGGCGGGTAATTACCCTATCCCTTACGGGCGCTACCAGATCACTGTTACCGGTCGGGGCGGCACGGGGACCGCAGCTATCCCCGGCAACGCAAACTACAACCCAGTTGTTCCGGGCAATGCAAACTACAACCCGTACGTTCCGGGCAATGCAAACTACAACCCGTACGTCCCGGGCAACGCAAACTACAACCCAGTTGTTCCGGGCAATGCGTACTACAACCCCTATACGCCCGGAAACTCCGGTGTTAACCCCTCCACTCCGGGCAACTCCGGCACTAACCCGGGAACCTATCAACCCGGTAATTACAACTTTGTCTATGATGACACCTACCCCGGAACCTATACGCCCGGTAATCCGTTCACCAACCCATCCACCCCGGGCAATCCGTTCTCCAACCCCGGCTCGGGCGGCAACTTTGCTGGCAATAACCCACCTTCTGGCGGCAATTACGCTAACACTAACCCCGGCTCTGGCGGTAATGTTTCTGGTTATAACCCCGGCTCTGGCGGCAATTACGCTAACACTAACCCTAGCTCTGGCGGCAACTACGCTAACACTAACCCTACTACCCCGGCTGTACCGGGTAACGCCTCGACTGCCTTGGGTGTCACACTACCCGGGTCGAACTCTGGTGGCTCACCTGCTCCGGTGACACCTGCAACACTGGTTAGTTATTATAGCTACCCAGACAACGCGACGTATCCCGTTTCTGTGCCGTCAGGAGGCTATGTAACGATTACGTCAAGCTAAAGGAAAATAAAATGCCATTTGGTGTAATGAAGTATAGAGCACCCCTAGAGTGTTTCGCCGTGTGGCGAGACGCATTTACCCCCGAAGAAATAGCACGTATCACCTTCCTCGAAGCCCACATGGATTTCCAGAACGGCATAGTTGGTGATGGTGACGGGAAACCCGCTCGTAAGGAAGTACGGGACTCTGACGTCGCTTGGTTGCACCCCGACCAGAACACTGACTGGATTTTTCAACGCTTTTCTGGCGTTATCTCGCAGGCCAACTACGACCACTTTATGTACGACGTCGAGGGCCTCGAAGCGCTCCAATATACAAAATACGGGTTGGATCAACACTATACGTGGCATTGGGACGTTGCGTTCGGGTGGGAAAATTACCAACGCAAGATTTCCATAGTTATGCTGCTTGATGACCCCGAGGATTACGAGGGCGGCGAGTTCGAGATTTGCAACAACGGCAACCTCGACGACATCAAGAGCCTTAAACCCAGTAAGGGCGATATCCTACTGTTTGCTAGCTGGATGCCACATCGCGTTAAGCCCGTGATATCCGGCTCACGCCGCTCCATTGTAAGTTGGGTTATGGGTAAGAGACAGAGCTAGTGATTGTTTCTAATGCTGCGAAGACAGTCCTCTTACTTAACCCTAAGACGGGCACACGCTCGGCTCTAGAGTATTTTCGCCGTCCTCAGTTCCATGGCCACATACGTATCATATTTAATGGGCACTTACCCTATCAAGAAGCTGCCTCAGCACTCGGTGAGGATGGATATGAGTTCTTCTCTTTCTACCGCTGCCCTGTTGAGCGGTTTATATCCATGTGCAACTTCATAGTCAGTGAATGGTATTTAATCTGGGGTAGCTACCCCATCAGCCCTGAGATCATGGCTAAGGCTCAAGCTGAAATACAAGAACTCACTCCGGAGGACATCCTTGATGTGCGCACTCGCTTTAAGCGTGGGCCTGTAATAGAGTTAGCTAGGCCCCAGACTACGTGGTTTGCGCCAGAGGTTCAGCTACTAGATTTTCGGAATTTTGACGCCGAACTGGTACGTTTGGCAGCATTGTGGGGGTTAGACGCCCCAGCCGAAGTACCCCACCAAAATGAAAGTCCCTCCAAGTTTGACGTTAACGACTTGTCGCCGGAGTTTATAGACCGTATTAAACAACACTATGCTCGGGACTACGATTTTTTCGCTAGCCAAGGCATTACATTTAACCGTTAGGACAAGACTAACATGTTCAATATACTTAAGAAAACTCCGATTATGGAGTTCATGTGCCACCCTACCTACCGAGGTGTCATCCCAGAACCAAAGTCCGCAGCTAAGTTTATGCCCGACTGGTTCAAAAAAGTCTCAATCAATTTGGATAACCGTGACCAGTTTGGCGGTCGTAGTATGACCATAAAGCAATGTATGCCCGTTATGGACGTCATGTCGCTTGGGTATGTTATCCCACTGCAAGGTGATTTGGGGGTCTTTACCAACGGGGACAAGACCCAAATTAAGGTCACGAACCCCCCAGAGCTAAAAATTGCGGAGTTCCACGACATTAAACAAGTCGGTGAGAAGACTGCTCCGGGTTTTCCTACTGCTCCGATTAAGTTCATCAACCACTGGGTTATCAAGACCGCCCCCGGATGGTCTACCCTTGTGATGCCATTGATGAATCAATTTGGGCAAGACTTTACCTGTCTCGCGGGCCTAGTGGATACGGATCGCTATGTGAAGGAAATTAACTTCCCCGCTGCGTGGCATACCGCTAATTTCGATGACATTATCCCTGCCGGTACCCCTCTAGTGGTCGTAGTGCCGATTAAACGTAACACTATCCCTAATAAGCCAATCATACGGGATATGACCACTGCGGAGTTCGACAACATCGAGCTTATCCGTAAGCAGCAGCAGAGCCGCCGCAGCGTTTATACCAACGAAATTAGGGAGCCACGTAAATGATATGGCCCTTTAATAAACGAGAGTTCGACATTGAGTTCGTAGACTCCACACACAAGGCGTTCGTACGTAACCCCGTCATGCGCGCCTCAGACGTACAGCCTCGTTGTTACGCTCCCCAGAAAGAGAAGTTTAGTAAGGTGCGGTTCCCGCAGTGTCCCAGTATGATCGACTACGCCCGCTTGGGCTACATAATCCCTGCATGGGCGGACATCCACATCCTTGCTAATAAAGCTGGGGTTTCCTATCGCGTTGGCTCTAAGCAACGCGGCTCGACGTTTGCCGCTGGGCGTCTAATGGACGCTAGTATCATTGAGGGGGTACTTGACCCAGAAGATGGCGTACCGCTTACGGTTATTCACTTCGGGTCGCCGTGGAGTATCTTTGCTGCAAAGGGGGTATCCGCGCTTATAATGCCCGCTATCTACCATTCAGACTTTCTTGACGATCTCACGATATTACCGGGCGCGGTGGATTACGATAAGTTTAACTCGCTCAACATGATCTGTGTACCGCGCCGCACTTGTGACATCCGCATCCGCGCTGGGGACCCACTGCTCCATGTCATACCCATACGTTCAGAGGGTATCAAAGGCGGCTTTGGCCCTGCCAGCCTCGAACAACTAGGCGTGCTATCAAACCAGATGTATACTGGGTATTCGCAGATGTACCGTAAAATGTACCAAACCATAAAGAAATTCACGCTTTCACCCACTAGTAAAGATGCTCCTACTGAGCTATAGTTAAACCAAACCCAAGGAGTCAGAAGGATAAGAAGATGAACTTCCTAAATAATTTTGAAAGCAAGCAAGACGGCGTCAACGATACCGTTGAGTTTGTCATCCGCGTGGCCATCGTCACACTGTCGGCGGTTATCCTCGTCGTTGTGCTGGCGCTTGCCGTTGGCTTGTTTGTATCCAATGACGTTGTGAGCAGCGCGGCTATCCTTGAGACGGTTAACCCCGCCTTCCAAACGATTATCGGTGCGCTTGTCGGCCTACTTGGTGGCTTGAGCCTTAACGCCAATGTACGAGATAAAAAACCGGAAGAGCCGGAAGAGCCGGAAGCGCCAGAACCAGAACCAGAAGTCGTTGAACATAAGTCCGTGCCTTTTGCTCGCACTGTTGAGCCTGAGCCGGTAGTAGTAGAAGATGACGATGATGACGACATGGAGCCATGGGAAAAATACCGCCACGACCTACGCTGGGATGCTAACGGCGACGGCGTGGTTGACCAAAACGACTTCCCTGATTGGCGCAATCCGGCGGCGTAAATGGCGGGCGATCTTTCTACTGTCGAACTGATCGGGCAGCTTTGGCCGCTTGTTCTTGCGTTCATTTCGCTGGTCATCATCCTCGCTAAGATGGATGTGCGTCTCGCCGTGGTTGAGGAAAAGATCAAGACGCTCTTTGAATTGTGGAATAATCGGAAGGATGGTAAATGAGTTTGATTAACCTTCAACAGAAAATAGGAGTAACGGCAGATGGCGCGTTCGGTCCGGGAACATTTAAAAAGGCTGCGGCTTTCTATAAACTTTCGCCAGATAGGGCAGCGCATTTCTTTGCTCAAACAGCGCATGAAAGTGGCGGCTTCAAAGCTTTTAGCGAGAACCTTAACTATGGTGCGAAAGGTTTACGCAGTGTCTTCCGCGAGTATTTTCCGACTGATGCAATGGCTAGGGCGTATGAACGCCAGCCAAAAAAGATTGCTAATCGGGTATATGCAAACCGCATGGGCAATGGCAATGAAGCGTCGGGCGACGGGTGGAAATTCCGTGGACGTGGCGCTCTCCAGCTTACAGGCAAAGACAACTACCAAGCCTTCGCCAACTACATCAACCGACCCGAAGTAATGCACGACCCCGACCTTGTGGCGGGTGAACTGTGTTTTGAAAGCGCATTGTGGTTCTTTGATAAGAACAAGCTGTGGTCGATCTGCGACCAAGGCACAGGCGGCGGTGCAATACTTGCGCTGACAAAGCGCATTAATGGTGGTACACACGGTCTAGATGACCGCAAGGCTAAGACAAAGAAGTACGCAATATGGCTTTAATCAACCCAGTAATGATATATGGATTAGCAGGCGCTTTACTTATTGGCGCAGCTTCAGGTTATAAAGTCCGTGACTGGCAGTGCGATGCAGCTTTTGCAAAGGCGCTGGAGAAGGCGGAGAAGCTACGGGTTAAAAAACAAGAGGTAGTAGATAATGTTTCGCAAACCTACGAAGTTGAACGAGATCAAGCCAATGTGGTGGCAACCGAACGCACCAACACCATTCGTGAAATATATAAAACGGCTCCTGCCGTTCCTGTTGATTGCGCTGGTTCTGATGCTCTGCGCAGGGTGCTCGAAAGCGGTGTCAGTGACGCCAATGCCGCTACCACCGGCAAACCTAGCGGCGAAGTGCCCGACGCTTCAAAATCCACCACTCGTACTTATTGATCCTGAGCGGGCGCTTTGGGAAGCTGATATCATTGCGAAGTATACGGATTGTAGTGTAAAGCACCGCTTGACGGTCAAAGCATGGGCTGACGCAGTAGCTGTAAAATAGCTTAGACGGGAAGGAGGATTACACATGTTTGGTTTTACCTCCTTCGCGGCTGCATCATTTGCTGACCTTGGGGTTACCCCCGACGTTAGCGTTAGCCTAACTAGCGTCTCAGCCACTGGCTCTATCGGCACAGTCGATGTTTTTCTTGGTAACCTTGAAATCCTCACGGGCGTCTCGGCTACTGGGTCTATCGGCACAACAACTGTTACTGGCCGAGCTAATGTAACCCTAACGGGGGTTTCCGCAGACGGTTTGGTTGGCACAGCAGCACTGCCCGAAAGTGTATCTACTACACTTACAGGGGTTTCGGCTACCGGAGATATCGGCACAGTTACGGTACTCACAGTCATCATAAATCTTACAGGAGTCTCGGCTACCGGAGATATTGGCACAGTTACCGTAGCTGCCGCAGCCAACGCTACCGTAACAGGCGTTGATGCTACAGGTTTTATCGGTACAGTTAACGAGTCTACCAGTAGCATCGCTACTCTTACCGGTGTCGATGCTATAGGCTCCCTCGGCACTGTCGCTACTACGCTCCCCGAAAATGTAAGTGTTACGGGTGTATCTGCCTCTGGATTTATTGGCACTAGTAGCGTAAAGCTTGGAGCTACGGTATTACTAACAGGTGTTTCGGCTGTTGGGTCTGTTACTAGACCACTTATTTGGCAGCAGATAAACGATAACCAGACACCCAACTGGGTTCAGATAGCGACGTAAGGAACGAAGATGTCAAGTACATATAGCAACCTTAACATACAGTTGATGGGCACAGGTGATAACTCCACCACATGGGGTAACGTCACGAACGTCAATCTTGGCACGGCGCTTGAAGAAGCTATCGTCGGTTCGGCTGATGTCGCCTTCTCTAGCGCTGATGTCACGCTTACGATGACAAATACAAACGCCACCCAGTCTGCGCGTAACGTGCGCCTTAACCTGACAGGTACCGCTACTTCTGGCTACAACCTTATACTTGGTTCTGGATGCCAGATTGAAAAGCCGTATATCATCAACAACGCCACTGACGGCACGATCACAGTTAAAAATACTACAGGTACAGGTATCGCGGTCCCCACTGGTAAAACCATGTGGGTCTACAACAATGGTACTAACGTAGTAGCTGTAACTACTCACCTTACATCGCTGACGCTCGCCTCTGCTCTTCCAGTTGCTTCTGGTGGTACTGGCCAAACCACTTACACCGATGGTCAGTTGCTGATTGGTAATTCCACCGGCAACACGCTCACTAAGACCACATTGACCGCAGGCTCTGGTATAACTATTACAAATGGTTCTGGCTCTATTAGTATCGCGTCAACTAGCGGCGGCGGGGGTACCGTCACTTCGGTTAATGCTACTACAGCTATTAGTGGCCTATCCTTCTCAGGTGGCCCGATCACTACGTCTGGCACCCTAACTCTTAGCGGCACGTTAGGCGTAGCAGGTGGTGGTACAGGGGCTGCTACACTAACTTCAGGCGCGGTCCTGATCGGTGCTGGCACTTCGGCAGTTACTTCGGTTTCTCCCGGCACTTTAAATAACGTGCTTACCTCAAACGGCTCCGCATGGATTTCTCAAGCTGGTAGTGGCAGCGGCACCGTCACCTCAGTTTCTGTAGTCTCTACGAATGGCTTCGCGGGTACGGTGGCCACGGCGACTTCGACCCCTGCTATAACGATCACAACCAGTATTACGGGTGTCCTCAAAGGTAATGGTACCGCAATCTCAGCGGCTACTGCTGGCACGGACTACGTTGTTCCGGGCGGCGCACTTGGCACACCTTCATCCGGTACACTGACAAACTGCACATTCCCAACGCTTAACCAGAACACCACAGGTAACGCGGCCACGGCTACTTTGGCTACAACAGCGACAACAGCAAACGCGCTCAACACGGCTAACCATTATCAAATGCACTGCCTTGGCGTCGGCACTCCAGCTTCAACAGTTAATGGCGAAATCCGTGCGGTGGGTAACATCACAGCATATTATTCGTCAGATGCGCGACTGAAAGAAAATGTACACCCCATCCAGAACGCACTTGGTATTGTGTCGGCAGTTGGTGGTAAGACCTTTGACTGGACGGATGCTTATGTTGCAGAACATGGCGGGGCTGACGGCTACTTTGTCCGTAAGAGTGACTTCGGTGTTATTGCGCAGGATGTGCAAGCTGTATTCCCTGTAGCTGTCCGTGAACGCGGTGATGGCACACTGGCCGTTGACTATGAAAAACTGGTTGCTGTGGCCTTCGCTGCTATTGCTGAACTACGCGCCGAGGTAGACGCCCTACGGGGAGCTAAATAATGACGCTTAACTCATCAGGACCGATCAGCTTGGGTGGCACCGCTACGAACGCGTCCGTTAACCTTGAACTGAGCCAATCCGCTACCGCGCAGATTTCTATGAATGACGCCAATGTTCGTACACTGGCGAATGTTGCATCTGGCGCTATCACCATGCCGACCGATTTCTACGGTAAGAGCGCGAGCGCTACTGTTAATTTTGTAGACGTAAATGTTACAGCGGCTGGCGTTCCTTCCCAATCTGCGGGGTATCGCATAGATACAAACGGGTTCGATTACCAAGTAATCAATGCTGTCGATACATTACTTAGCGGGTGGGTATCCCCCTCGGCGGCGGGCGGTAATTACGAAGTTTATGCAACAGTCACCAGTGGCAGTGTAAGCTCAGGCACCACAGGTTCGTGGGTCGCTACCTCTGGAAGCCCGCTGTGGACACGAGCAGCGGTTATCTCGCCCTCCCTCAATATTGTAGTTTTGTCTATGCAAGTCCGTGCGGTAAGCACCGTTACAGTTCTTGATACGTGGACCGTAACTCTTGAGGCTGAAAAGTTCTAATGCCCTTCATTAAGCTCCAGTTTAGGCCGGGTTTGAACCGCGACCAGACCGACTACTCCAACGAGGGCGGCTGGTACGAGTGCGACAAGGTTAGATTTAATTCTGGCTCCCCAACAAAGATTGGTGGGTGGGTAAAAGCTTCGCCTACGGCTTTTGTCGGTGTGTGCCGCCAGATGTGGAACTGGGTCACATCCTATACTGATAACTTCCTTGCACTCGGTACGAATGAACGCGTCTATATCGAAGCAGGCGGTGTATATTACGATATCACCCCTTTTGACACAGCACTGGCTGGATCAAATACATTTGCGGTAGTTAATGGTGTTGCACTGGTTACGGTAACCACGACAGCTACGCTCCCTACATGGCTTGATACCGGCGAGACTGTGCGTATTGCTGGTTTTGCTTCGGCGCTTGGTGGTATCCCAATCGCTCAACTTAACGGGGACCGCACGGTCACTGTGCTTGGCGCTAATAGCTTTACGTTCACTACTACAGCAGCAACTTCCACTACGTCCGTAAGCGGCTCAATTTACACTGTGCAGACTGAAATTGCACCGGGTAACGCTATTGCCACTGGTGGTTATGGCTGGGGTGTTGGTACGTGGGGCCGAGACGCTTGGGGTACTGGTACTACCGGTGCGCCTATTAGCTTGCCACAGCGTGACTGGTGGTTTGACAACTTTGACAACGACCTTGTGATGAATATTCGCAACGGTGCGGGTTACTGGTGGTACCGACTAGCTACTTCCGACCCTGCCGCATCTTTGGCTGCACATGCTATAACTCTGCAAGCCTACGCAACAGCCGAGGGTGGTGACGCTACTTATGTCCCTACTCAGGTTATGCAGTTGCTGGTATCCCAGCAGGATAGGCACCTGCTTGCTTTTGGCTGCGACTTTGGCAGCGTGCTTCCCAACTCCTTTGATCCGCTTCTTATCCGTTGGGCTGACCAAGATAACCCTCAAAACTGGGTTCCCTCAGCCACTAGTTCGGCTGGTGACCTTCGTGTTTCTCGTGGGTCACGTATTGTCCGCGCCCTACCTACACGGCAGGAAGTCTTAGTCTGGACCGATACACATCTATATACACTTCAGTTCCTTGGCACTGCGGACGTATTTGGCCTTCAGGAATATGCGGACAACATCTCCGTTATCTCCCCACGCAGTATGGTATCTGCGTCTAATATTGTCTACTGGATGGGGCAGGACAAGTTCTATGCCTATACTGGTCGCGTCGAGACGTTGGACTGTACTTTGACTCTTCATGTGTTTAACGATCTTAACTATAACCAGTCCGATCAAGTAATTTGCGGCACTAATGAACAATGGAATGAAATCTGGTGGTTCTATCCTACGGCGGATAGCGACTATAATAATGCTTATGTTATCTATAACCATTTAGAAAAACTCTGGTATTATGGCACCATTGACCGTACGGCATGGCTAGATACTCCGCTGCGCGTATACCCTCAAGCTACGAACACTCCGGTTAGCAACGGTGGTACTACTGTAGGCTCGGGCTATCTATACTCCCACGAGAACGGCACGGACGACGACACCCTCGCTATGGATAGCTATATCCAGTCCTCTGACTTTGACATCGGTGATGGCGATAACTTTATGCTGACGCGCCGTATGATCCCTGACCTTAGCTTTGATGGCTCGTCAGCGGCTACCCCAGAAGCTACCCTTACCATGCGCCCACGTAACTTTCCCGGAAGCACATTCAGCGCAGACCCTACGGACACACAACGTGTCATCGAAACTTCGGTTGGCGTCTATACCAATCAGGTATTCATGCGTGCCCGTGCGCGTCAGATGGCGTTTAAGATTAGGTCAGAAAATCTCGGGGTTCAATGGCAACTGGGTGCGGCGCGTCTCGATGTTCGTCAGGATGGTTCACGCTAATGGCTATGGATAGATTCCGGTTCCCGCCGTTACCCAACGCGCCGTCTGAGTACGACGCGCAATACATACGGCAATTCCTACGCACACTGGAGAACTACTTCTCACAGCTTGACTCTAACACACCAAACAACGCTCAGAAGTATACGGCTGATACATTTAATGGTATCATGGCAACTAAGAACGTAACCACAGCAGAGAAGAATGCGTTAGCCCCAAGTGCAGGATGGGTTGTTTTTGATACTACTTTGGGTAAACTTTGTGTATATAACGGTACTGCTTGGCAGACCGTGACTTCGGTTTAGGAAATAACGATGGACTTTCAGCAGATGGAACAGCCATATGGTGGGATGATGCAGGGCGGTGGTTTGCCTGCGCTTAGCGCTCCCATGGCTCCTATGGCCCAACAGGTCCAGTCGCAGGGTCGCGGCGAAGACACTATGCTTGTCCACATGACACCTAATGAGATTAACAGCCTTCAGGGTCTAGCTATGGCACATGGCGGCTCACTTACAATCAACCCAGAAACAGGTCTCCCCGAAGCTGGTTTCTTAGGTAATATCCTCAAGAAACTAGCGCCTACACTCCTTGGCGCTGGCCTTATGTTTATTCCGGGCGTGAACGCAATAGCTGCGGCTGGTATTGTTGGTGCTGGCTCTGTTCTTAAAACGGGTAGCCTTAAGAAAGGTCTAATGGCCGGTCTCCAAGCTTATGGCGGTGCTTCACTTGCTGGTGGCTTGGGTGCGGGTACATCGGCTGCTAAAACGGCTACCACTGGTTTTGGTAAATTTGCTACGAGTCCTGAGCTTTTGGCTCAATCTGCCGCAGAGGGCGGTGGGGCTGTTGGACTTGCTGGCACCACTGCGGCTAAAACAGGTCTTGCGGGTATCGCTCAAAACTTCGGCACTGCTGCTAGAGCCGGTATCCCCAGCGCCGTTCCAAGTTTTATTACTAAAGCTGCTCCCATGATTGCTGCTTCTGGGCTTATGCAGGGTGTTGGCGGAGCGTTTACTCCTTCTGGTGGCGGTGGTGGTATACCCGGGGCAGATGGTCGGGTTGATAACTCGTTCCAAGGTCCGTACTACGCGCAGCCACGTAAGCAAATATTTTCGGGGACGACTGAAGACATACTTGCAGGTGATGGTGGCCAGCAGCGGTTCTTCGATGTGGATATGCCTGAAATCTATAATACCATGGGTCAGGTCGTACAGCCCGGTTCCCATACGGTTCGTGGTACGCAGATCATGCAGCCAGTGTTAAACCCGAGTTCTAAGAAATCAAAGGACGACAAGGGCAAGCCGATGTACTCGTTTGTTCCTGTGGAATACCAAGGTGGTATTGCCCCTCCGCAAGGTATGGTTGCTCCCAATCAGGGTATGGTTGATCCCAATCAGGACAACATGTATAACTACACGGGCTACGCTCATGGTGGTGAAGTAGCGTTATCTGACGGGGCCTTTGTGCTCGATGCTCGCACGGTATCTGAAATTGGTAACGGTAGCAGCAACGCTGGTATAGAAGCCCTTCGTGGCCTTGGAGGCCAACCAGTGCAAGGTCCGGGTGATGGCGTAAGTGATAGTGTGCCTGCTCGTATTGGTAAGCGTCAGCCTGCTCGTGTCGCTCGGGATGAAGTAATTATGCCTGCTAATGTGGTCCGCCGCCTTGGTAAGGGTAGCTCCAAGCGGGGTGCAGATAAGCTATATGCTCTTATGAATAAGGCGCATAAGGCACGTAAAAAGGCAGGGCGCGGTCAGGACACTAAGCTACGCCGTGGGATAGGATAATTTGTAATGGCTACTAGTACACAAAATGTTACTAATGTTACATCGAACATCGGTGCGTCCCAGCAGCCGTATTATAATATGGCTATGCAAGGTGCAGCGGGGCTGCTTACTGCCGAGACCCCGCGCTATGTAAATGCACAGGGCCAGCCTATTGGCCGTATTGCTGGGTTTACAGGGCAGCAGCAAAACCTCCAGAAAGAGGTTGCGGGTATGCAGGCACCGGGCCAGTTTGGTCAGGCTACAGACCTTACAAACCAAGCTGGGGTTGCTGCGCTCAATGCCGGTAACTACGATCCCGCTGCTCAATACAACGCTACCAGCTACGCTCCCGCTGCTCAGTATACCCCTTCGCAGTTTACTACACAGCAAATTCAGGATCAGGACTTAAACTACTTCCAGATGGGTCCTGCTCAGCAGTTTGGTAACGAACAAGTCCAGCAGTATATGTCGCCCTACTTCCAGAATGTACTGGATGTTCAGAAACAACGTGCTCAAGAAGATGCTCAGAAAACCCAGTTGATGCAGAACTTGGGTGCGAGCCGTCAGGGTACTTATGGCGGTAGCCGCCAGCTTCTTGCTGGGCTTACCCGCGAACGTGATCTTGGTCGCCAGATGGGTGATATCCAAGCCGCAGGGCAACAATCTGCTTTTGAGAATGCGCAGCAACAGTTTGAGCGTGACCGCGCCGCAGGGTTTAACGTCAATAACGCTAACCTTAATGCAGCACTTGGTGTGCAGGAACTGGGAGCTAGGAATAGGCTTCAGGCGCAGCTTGCTAACCAACAGTATGACTTTGAAGCGCAGAAAGCCGGTGAACAGTCTCGCCAGTACGGTTCCGACTTTGGAGAAAAGTCCCGTCAGTTTGGTGCTGAGCTTGGTGAGAAGTCTCGGCAGTTTGGTGCTGACTTTGGTGAGAAGTCCCGTCAGTTCGGTGCTGAGCTTGGCCTCAAGGGTGCCCAGACTGCTGGCGATATGGCCCAGACACTTGCCAATATCGGCTCGGCCCAGCAGCAGGCGGATGCCCAGCGTATTGCATTGCAGCAGCAAACAGCGGCTCAGGAACAAGCGCTTAACCAACAGAAATTGGACCTAGCATACGGTGACTTCCAGAGGGAGGCTGATAACCCATACACGCAGCTTCAGCGGTACATGAACCTTATGAGCGGTGTGCCGGTGGCTACGAACACCACGACAACGACAACTGCGCCATCGCCGTCACTAGCTTCCCAGATTATGGGTACTGGGTTAAGTGCAGCTAGCATATACAATACTGCCAACCGGGCCGGGGTAATTTAAGATGGAAACTAAACCTTACAGCCTTCAGGCTCCTGAGCAGATCGCCAAGGAGTATGGTGGTAACAAGCAGAAGATTGCTGAAGCCATGCAGATGGGTGTCCTTGACCCCACCGCTGGTACGCTGGCGGGTATGTTTATCGACCGGATGCGGGCTGCTGCGCAGCAAGAACAAGCTCCTACACAGACGGTAGCTGAGCAAATCTTTGCACCTCCTGCCCCAATGGGTATGCCCCCACAAGGCGGTCTACCTGTTGCGCCTCCCCCACCTATGGGTATGCCTCCGATGGGTCCTCCGGCTGGTCTTGGTACTACGCCAGAAGCTGCACAGATGCCGCAAATGGGTATGCCCCCACAAGGTATGCCACCGATGGATATGCCTCCACCAGAACAGCCACCAATGGGTATGGCTGAAGGCGGTCTTGCTACACTTCCTCTGCCTAACGCTATGTTTAATGAGCCTAACAACGGCAGCTACGCTGGCGGTGGTATTGTTTCGTTTGCTATGGGCGAAGAAGTAGAAGACGAAGACGAAGAAATAATTAGAAGCAAGGGTACCACTACGGATATAGTAGACGAATCAGCCGTAGAGGCCACTGGCGGTATCGGGGTTAGCAAGCGTAAGGCTGCTCCTCCTGTAGTTACAACGCTGCCCGGAACAGATTACGCGGTGCCAAGTGAAATGTACGGTCGTAGCGCTGATCCGTTTGCCAACTTTGATAAGTTTGACGAGATGGCCCCCCGTAAGACTACACGGGCTGAGCAGCTTCAGGCGTACCTAGACGCCGCGCTCGACCCCGCGACGAAGAAGGCCAAGGCCAAAGATGACTTCATGACTGCTATTGGTATGATGGGTGCTAAGATGGCTTCCACACCGGGTTCACTGTTCCAGTCGTTTAATGCTGGTGCTGCCGAAGCTATACCTCAGTTATCTTCTACCGCCGCTGCGCGTAACGCAGCAGAACGGGAAGCCATCAATACGTTGGTCGCTGAAGAGCGGACAGGGAACACGGAACTCCAAGAGCGCGCTAATGCCGCTTACGAGAAATCGAAAGACTTCGGAACCTTTGCTGAGGCCATGAAGGACCGTGAATTCAGGACTATACTTGAGCGCGAAGGGTTTAACGTTCGTATACTTGAAGCAAGACTAAACGCTGGGGCTAGCATTAAGAATGCACTTACCGCAGCAGGCGCTAGCATGTATAGCTCTGATCGTCAGATTGAAAGCGATAGATTCCGGTTTAATACCGAGGTAGCTAGAAATGTGGGCGAACTTACCAGTAAGGGTGGCGCTAACTACCTACCATACCGTAACGCGGTTAATGCGGGTAAGGGGAATCAATATCTTAAAGACCTCACTGAGGCTCTTGGTGGGGGCAATGATCCATTTGGTTTCCGTCGTTAGAGTTATTAGTATTTATTAGAGAGAAAATATGGATAATCTTGCCGACTTCCGTCGCCAGTACCCTCAGTACAACGATATGAGCGACGTCGAGTTGGCGGATGCGATCCATCGTAAATTTTATTCGGACCTGCCAAAAGCGGAGGTCTTTAAGAGGCTCGCGGTAAAACCCACCGCGCCTATTGCTGCGCCTACTGCCGTACCTGCTAACGCCGTGCCAATGGATGGCGTGGCTCGGGATGATGTACCTACCGCTGCGCCCGCAGCCCCCGCTCTAACACCCGCCCAGAAACAGGCCAAAGCTCAACTTGAAGCCGAGCGTGGTTTCTTTGGTGGTATATATGATACCGTCATGGGTAATGAGATCAAAGCCCCTGAGGTGTACACCGCTAAGGAACTGGCTGCACGGCAAAAGCAGATTGCGACTACCCAGAAGAAGTTTGCAGCGGATGCTGCTAAGTTTGATAAACTTGCTGCAAAAGCAGCTAAGGAAAACCAAGGTCGTGGTGCTGCGGAAGCTTTTGCCGCGTACAAAGGGAAAGCAGACCTTGCTCGTAGAGAAGTAAAAGCACTCCAGAATGAGTTTGATACTATAACCAAAACGGGGCTTAAGGCTCCAAAAGCAAACAAGTTCCGTGAGACTCTCAGTTCTACCTTACGTGTTCCTACTGAAATAATTGCCGGTATCCCCGGTGCCATTGAGGCTACTGCGGGTTACGGCCTTGGAACATTTGGCCTCCCCGGCGCTGAAACTCTCAAGGCTGCGGGTAAGTCCGACCTCGACGCAGCAGGTAAGTTTGCTGCCGATGCGTTTGGCGCACAGGGTGAAGCCCTTAAGTATGACGCCACTGCAAAGTTCCTTGCGGATGTTGGTGGCGGTGTAGGTAGTGTCGGTACGTTCTTAGGCCCCGGTTTGTTGTCTAAGGCTGCTGGTGCCGGTAAAGGTCTGGTAGGCGCAGCGCGGGCAGAAGCTATTGCTAAAGCTGCCCGCCCACTTGAGTACGGGCTTGGCACCGTGCAGGGTGCGCAACAGGGCATTCAAGATATCCAAGCTACTGAGCAGCGGACAGGTAAAGTAATCCCTGACGCGAATGCGTTTACTGCTATCGTGTTAAATGCAGGTATGGGCGCTACTGAAGTTGGCGCGGCAAGACGTATTTTTGAAAGTCTCCCTGTCGCTAAACGTGGCGCTACTTTGGATACCGTTACCGATATCGTGCGCCGTGGTACTGCTGGCCGCGTAGACCCTACCATAATTAGTAAGTCTATCTCGCGTGCCTTAAATGCGGTTGAAAGCCGTGCGGCTGGGCGTATTGCTGTGCGCGGTGCCGGGGAAGCAGCCCAAGAAGGTGGCGTACAACTTGGCACCAACGTGATCGCCAAGGGACTATACGACGAAGACCGTGACGTTACAGAAGGCGTTGGGTACAGCGCACTCATAGGTGGTATCGTTGGTAGCGGTCTGCGCGGCGTCACTGAAGTCGCACAAAAAGCCATGGGGAAAGCCAAGAAGCAGGGAGTAGACCCTGCGGCTGTTATGGCAGAGTTTCAGAGCCTTGCAGCGGAACAAGTCGGGAAGGTTATGAAGGCTAACCCCGGCATGAAGAAGAACGATGCTGTTAAATTTGTCGAGGATAGCGCTGAAGCATTATTTAACCTTGCTACTGCTAACATAGTATCAGGAACCAGAGGAGTTCTAGATGTCCCAGTTACAACTGGTACCGGAGTGGATGTCGGCGGAGGAAGTGGAGCAGGCACTGCTACTGATCGAGAATCCTTGGCGACCAAAGCCGGTACTACAGTCGCTGGAGCGGATGACGATGGACGATTGGACGGGTCTGTATCTAGCGTATCAATTCCTACAACTGGCACGGGAACAGGAGTCGGTACACTAATTGAGCCTACGGCTAAGCAAGTTCAAGCTGCGGTACCCATCATCGAGCGGGTATTTGCAGCCTCGGCTCTTGATTTTGTAGAACCTTACGGAAGTGTTCTTAACAAGAAGAACGAGCTAAACTCCCAGCAGAAGACGCTGGCTGCGCGTATCATAGTCCAAAGCCCTGAAGTCGATCCATATGATGCCATTGGGTCAGTGCTTGACCGTGGCTTGGAGACACTCACTGGTAAGCCAGTTCCCAAGAAGGCACCGTCTACCTCGCGCACTACGGTGGCCGAGGCCGCTACGGCTGAAACTACGCCTGCTCAGTTTAGTCCCGAAGACGGCTGGGTAGAAAGTGTTGTAGAAGAAATAGGAAATCCTAATAATACACAGCAAAGATTTGTACGCAATGATAATGATGGCATTAGGAATGTTCGCGTTAAAGATGGCTCCGTTGTATCAGATATTTTGACGACAGATTACGATGCGTTTGACCTTGATGGCGCCCCCTTCCCAGTGCGGGTAGTAAAAAATAACGTCACCGGCAAAGCTAGATTAGCTAGCATAGAAACTGGTCAGTTTATGGGTGACATAACCGCCCTGCTTGAAGCTGGCATTCCAGTTGAAGAAGCTATTCGCCGTATGATAGACACTGAGGGGCCACTTCCCACTAAAGCTGTGAAAACAGGCCCTACTACAGTTGTACCAAAATCTGTACAGGAAGCTCCGCTTAGCCGTGAAGAGAAAGAGATTTATGACCCCGCAGATTACACCCCACAGGAAATCTATGACAACCTAACGCGTTTTGGGTACAAAGAAGCCGAGCGCCGTGGTTATATGGTTAACACCGCCGAACACGGTATGTTTGGTGAAGGTGTGCGGGAAGCAAAGAACCCCGATATTAAGCCTCTAACTGACGAACAAGTTCTTGCCTTTGAGCGGGGTAGCCCCGAAGTCCTCGCTGCTTACAAAGAAGGCCAACAATGGGGGAAAGAACAAGTTGCTGCTACGCAAGCCGCCCCGGTATCCGTTGCTGCGCCTACTACGGCAGGAGCAAAGCCCTCAAAGGCACGCGGCCCAAGTAAGATCAAGGCGACTGGGGATAAGGGAGCCAAGGGTAAAGCTGTTAAAAAGGTTATTAACAGTAAGCCCGGTAAGACTGTGGCCGAGAAAATCTTCAACATGGCGCAGGCAGAAGTCGATGCCATGCCGAAAGAAGAACTAGATGAGCAGGCTACACCGTATAGCCCTGAGTACGAAACAATCCGAGCTACTCCGGGTATCAATACGAAGCGCATGGCCAAGATGCTTGGCCCGCAGCTTTATGGTGACCCAACCAATATGGGTCAGGTTTGCATCAAGGAAGTGTTGCAGAACTCGTTCGACGCCACCCGCACTGCGGTGGACAAGGGGCAGATTACGCAGGGTAAGATCGAAATATCTATCTCGCGGGATGAGCGCACCCTGACGGTTAAAGACAATGGTATCGGTATGACACCCGAACTGTTAGGCGGTAAGTTCCTCCAGATTGCTGGTACCGACAAGGAAGGCGACAAGAACGCTGGCGGCTTCGGTATTGCCAAGATGCTCTTTCTGTATGCCAACAAGAACATCCGCGTGGTTACTGCGCGTGATGGGCGTATTGCTGAACTTAACGCTACAGGCGAACAGCTTTTTGATGGACTGGATGACCCTGATGCCCGCCCGTTCATAGATATTCGTGACTTAGAACCCGCTGACTATGCGGCGTTCCCTAACGGCCATGGTACCATTATCCAGTTGACTATCCCTGAGGAGTCAGGGGATTACAAAATTAACCCGCTACCGTGGCAAGCACAAAGTGTTCCGTCTTTAATGCTTAGCCCGCTATTTGCGGATATTGAGGTGTCGTTCTCGGACTATACAGGTTCGCGTGCTTATGCGGTGGACATTGGTAGCAACTTCCCAATCCAAGATTACACCCAGTTTGTTGGGGTCAAGTTCCCATGGGGTACCGCCAAGGTCTATGTAACACGTAACCAAACGACCCAAAAATACGGTCAGAATATGCACATCCTATCGAACGGGTTGTGGCAATTCTCAAACTCGGTTAGTAAAGACCCATCCAACATATATAGCGATCCCGTTCCGTACCGGTTCTACGTAGACATCGTACCGTCTGTGAAGCCAGATGAACCGGGCTATCCATTTAACTTTAACCGCCAGAGTTTTACCGACGACGCCAAGGCCGACTTTAATAAAGTTAAGGCGTATATCGACGCCGTATATGCGTATAAGAGTCGTGCGGGTGAGGCTACGTCTTTTGGAGTTATCCAGTACTTCGATGAAAATGGGCAGCTTACTGCACCTATAGACCTCACACCTGACATCCCAGTCGTAGATACGGCCTTTACGCGGATTGCAGAAGGTGACATTATTAAGATAGACGACGATGGTTCGTTATTGGTCAACGGGCAACGTATGCCTGAGCTAACCCCTGAAGAACTAAAGGCGGGCATCCCAAGCGCAAATGACCTAAGAATAAACCCTGATCTAATTGATACCAATCTGGTTATGGTCCACGACAACGCTGACGTAGTTATAAAGTCTACCGGCGAGAAAATGCCAATCCCGGACTTTATGCGCCGCCAGTTTGGCGAGCGCTTTGATGACTTCATGAGCTTTAATGGTGAGGCATTCCTCAAGCTACGTGACGAAGTTGCGCGTGTTATGGGTTATCCCGGCTTACGCGATGAAGCTATCGGTGTATCATTTGACCCTGAGTATCGTGGTGTCTCGATCCGGCTACCATTCTCTGGTAGCTTTATTAACCCACTGGTACCCAAGTATGCGGACGGATTGCGCGCTGGGTACGGCATCTTCGGGACTATGATCCATGAGCTTGCACACTACAAGGAGCGTAGCCATAATGCTAGATTCCCAGCAGAGTATCAGGATATAGACTTAAACATGGAAGCTGACACAGGGTTCGCCTATCGTCGGTTTAAGGACAATTTTGCAGACACGATTGCGGCAGATTACGCCGACATCGTTAAACTTGGCGTGGAGCTTTTTAATGGCCAAAACTCAGACATTAGCATCGAGTATCGCGGAAACAAATTTACGGATGGCGATGCAGAGCAAACATCCGATGGAGATGGCGATAGGAACGCTAGGGACGTACGCGGACCTAGCGGAGAAGGAGGCACCGGGGAATCCTTACTCAGCCCATCTTATGAAGGTCGTGACCGCACTGGAGAACGGGGCGACCTTGGAGCAGGCGATGGAGGTGGCACGGAACCCCTAACTGACGCCAATGTTGAGGAAGCTGTTTCGGTTAAGCTGACTAAGGCGCAGATTAAACGTCTTGAAGCTGCGGCTGGTATCCGAGGTAGGGACGTCAATAAGCTTCAGAAGCGCATTATCCAGAGCCGCAACAACAGCGAAACCAAGGGGCTTATTAAGCGCCTTGTGGAGGCTATGCAGAACCCGGGTGCCAATAGTGGTATCATAGCATCTCTTACTCAGAGTATGCCGCTTTCTTTATATAACTTCGTACTTGGCTTCCAACAGATCGAAGATGTTTTCCGTTTGGCTAAGCTTGCTGGTATGAAGTCGATTGGCAAGATCGATACTATGATGCGGGAGGAATATATTCCGTACGTCAACCGTATCGTGCGGCGGGCCAGTGCGCTTGAGCAAGAATGGGCAGCGTTTGCTGCGCGGAACCCAGATGGTAATACAACTCTAGATGACAATATCATGTACTCAAACATGCTGGATGCAGACCCGAGCTTGGCTGCGACTGCGGTGGAGTACATGCGTATCGACTCCAAGCTTAAAGAGCTTGAGGCTAGTTTAGCTACAGAAACTAGCCCGGGTAAACGGACAAGCCTGAAGGGGCAGATCACCAGACGTAAGGAAGCCATTAAGGACCTGTATTTTGGTGGTACACTTAAAGATGACAAGGGCAACCTTGTACTTGATAAAGATGGAAAGCCAATCACCGTCCAAGGTTGGAACGACTTGCCGCCAGAAGGTAAGAAAATCTTCAAGGCTGCTCGTGACTTCCACCGCGCCAACTTCAATGAGCATTACCGCCTGCTTATGCAGCGGATTGATGACGCTAAGTTTGACTCCAACGATGCTGTAAAACTTAAGTCTTCCGTTGAGCAGATGTTTAATAAGGCTCGGGAGCGCACGATCTACTTCCCCGTTAAGCGGTTCGGGGAGTATTGGCTTAGTGTGGGTAACGACTTCTATATGCGGGAGTCTGCCGCAGAAATAAAGGCATTGCAGGACCAACTTAAAGCTAACAAAGACACCCGTCCACAGGTAGCGGGTACTAGCCGTGCGGACCTCCGCAACACAATCGCTAGCAAAGACGCTAGTTCAGCGCTCAAAGGTATTTTGGATGCCCTCGACGGTAAAAATACCAAGGGTGAACCTAAGGTTCAAGATGGCGATATAGAGGGCTTGCGCGACCTCATCTTCCAGATGTACCTGACCGCACTGCCTGAGGCAGACATGCGGCGGCGTTTTGTCCACCGCAAGTTTGTAACTGGTTTTAGTACCGATGCGCTTCGCACGTTTGCTGCTACGGCAGTAGCATCAGCGAACCAACTTGGACGTCTGGCGTATAACTACAAATTTCAGAACATCATTGGAGAAGCTAAAGCAGAAAGCGAAAGCGACGAACTGACACCCTACCGCGACGCGCTCAGGTCTGAAATTGAAGAACGGGTAAAGAGCGTGATGGCTCCTGACACGAATAGCGCCTTCCTTAATGCCGTTAACGCATTTATAGCATTTGGGTCCAAGGTTACGTTCTACCATCACTTGTCTTCAGCAGCCTCTGCTATGATTAACCTTACCCAGTTGCATACTTTAGGGCTTCCAGTCCTATCTGGCGAATTTGGGGAACCTAAGACTATTGCTATGGCTGCGCGGTACACGACTTCGTTCTTGGCAGGCCGAGAAATCCCCAACCCGTTCCGTGATGAGGATGGTAACCTTGCGCTGCAAGCTCCAGAGTTTAAGTTTGAAAACAGCGCCTATATGCGTAGCCTTAAGAAGAACGACCCGGATCGTTACAAGCAGACGGTGGCTGCATGGGAGTACGCGCAAGACCATGATGTCATTGAGAGCACTTTTGCCTCAAGCGCACAGCTATATGATCGCAGCAACACACCTACCGGAGACTTTAATTTCCAGCAGGCGGTACGCCGTGGTGAATTACTAACCGCAGGCCAGCGGGGTTCTGCTGCCGCGATGAATGCCATGGGTTTCATGTTCCATTCTACCGAAACAATCGGGCGTTCGATCATGTATATGTCCAGCTTTGATCTGGCCTACGAACGGGCAATAGGCCAAGGTAAGACAGCAGAGCAAGCGGGTATAGAAGCTCGTGAGTTAGCGGCTGACTTAACTAACAAGGCTATGTTTGACTTCACAAACTGGAATAAGTCACGCTTCGCTAAGGCTCCTGCGGGTCGTTTTGCGCTTCAGATGACCTCGTATATACATTCGCTGTCGTCGTTACTGCTACGCAGCTTCGTTGGTATGATACCCTTCTTAAATAAGGAAGGTAAAGCAGCCGCAGCCCGTGTGTTCTTTGGTTCCGCTGCCGTCACCATGCTATACGGCGGTATTCGCTCTACTCAGTTTTACGCTTTGGGTTATGGCGCTTATACCCTTGTTAAGTTTGTCGAAAGCCTACTTGAGGACGATGATGATGAGGAGAAGGATACCAAGGAGGGTGTCCTCGGGGAGAAAACCGTCGAGCGTCAGTTCCTTAAGTATGCTGATGAGAACGGGAACGAACTAGGTAAAAAGGATATGGAATACTATATCCGATCCACTTGGATTGACGATACATTTGGTATGGGTAGTACCATGCAGAAAGCGTTTGGCCTTAGCGATAAGTCAGCAGCCAATCTAGCAACCGCTGCGGACATGGGTATACCGGCACTTTTTGATGTGGATATATCTGGTTCTGTTGCCATGGGCGACCTGCCGTTTATCGGGAGTAATTTGCAGTTAAAGGGTGATACATCTGAAGTTCGGGCTTTTGAAGCTATGGGAAAAATAGCACTTGGCCCGTTTGGTAGTGTCTTGATTTCGTACGATAGGGCGGTGAAGGCGTGGAACGCTGGGGATATTGACCAAGCGATAGAAGCGGCTGTCCCAGCGGTTATACGCAACCCGCTGAAAGCCCTACGTCTCCAAGAGGAAGGGTTGAAGATTGGGAAAGACAAGGACATCCAGCTTAAGGACCCTAGCTACTACACAACACCCAAAACTATTTTGCAGGGCCTTGGCTTCAAGGACGCCGAGACATCACGTAACATGCAGCTTGATATGCTGGCGGGTGACGTTGAGCGGGAAGTTGCGGCACAGAAGACCGAGCTTCTTGATCGGCGGTACCGCGCTATCCTCAAGTACGATGCAGACCCATCGCCTAAGAATGAACTGGCGTTGCAGCAGGTGGAATACGACATTAACGTGTACGACGAAAACTACCCGTCGAACTCAATGTCCAAAGACACCAAGCGGAAATCGTTCAAAGCCAAGGAGAAAGATGCTTCTGACAAGAGCTACGGTCTTGGGGTTAACGAGAAAATACCGATACGGGATATGCTACAGGATGAGCGTATCCGGCAGCTTCTGGAAGCTGAAGGACAATAAAAACCCCCGGCTGAGTGAGCAACCGGGGGTAGTGAGTGATGCAATGCACCGAGCGGAAGGAGCAAACTTCCGAGGTCCGTATACTTACATTCGCCATACCCGTAAACCCCTAATTCCACTTTCGATTGAGGGCTTGACCAATATCTTGATGCGTAGGCGTTTGATGACTACCATAAGTTGTGCCCGAGCGCGTGGTATATGGAGGCAAGGGAAGAACAAAGAAGTGCCCTTCTGGAATGCGCGCCAGTTAACTTCATAGTCTACGCCCTCAATCTGCATCGACTATACCATCTTCCTTGGCGTACTCATTGACGCTCACAAAGTCTGGGTCCAGCTTAAACCATAGGCAGTGGACGTTATCACCTGAGACAGCCATACCCTTGGACATACGCTTGTTGTCACGCTTCACTAACCGACCTTGTGCCTCTAACTTGTCTAGAGTGTCGTTGTAGTTGATCTGGTACTTGACGCAGTATTCCCGAAACGGCTTGGCAATCAAAAACATCATCTCGGTATCCGGCTCGATACGGATCAGCAACTCACCCTTTGGTTCGCGTATAGGCGCGGAGGGCAGCTTAGTGCGCCGGTCTGACTTGTCGTTCACAACTAAGATATTCTGCATATTACGGTAGAGGTAGTCACCTATAACCTGCTCGACACCGTTAAGTGGTGCCTTAGTATCTTGTCGCAGCCGCTCGACCATATCGCAAGCGTGGTTGTATATGCGCTTCATATCCCAGTTGATTAGGTCGCACTTCTTGGCGAGGATACCGCCTTCGATATTAGCTGCTACTGTGGCTGACCAGAAGCGCTCCTTGGGTAGAAGCTGAAGTTCACGGTCAATCTTCTCCTGCATCTGGAGGCACTTACCCACCACATACTCCATGTTGTTTAGTACAAAGCGGATGTAAATAGGTCCGGCGTGGCCGTAATTAGAGAACAGCACCTTATCAAATAGCTCTTTGGCATTTGCGGTATTGATGGATTCTACCAACCCTATAGGGTATTCAATAAGGCGCATAAGCTCACCTTCTGGGTTATCCTTCAAGATCGACAACTTCTCGACAAACGAAGAGTTCGACGTCGAAACCGTGATGTTCTGCCATGTGGTATTGTTCTCACGCAGTTCGTTGGCCCCGGCCAACATGCGCTCCTTACCCTTACCGTTCGACAGCGAGTATAAGAAGTCTGAGTATTCCTTAGATGTGACGTTGGTAAGCTCGTCCATGGTGGCTGGCAGATTGTTGAGGACGCCGACCCACTGAAGCTTACCGTTCATGGTGTCGATTTCTTTTAAGCGCAGTTGTTGAGGATGCCCGTAGACGCTATTCACCATATTCAAGATGGTGGTCTTACCCGTACCAGAGTGTGAGTTAAACAGGTTGATGACGGCCCCTGTTTGGTTAAGAAACTTAAGCAGCGGTGACCCGAACGCGCTGAGCGCGGCAAATGCTTGGGCTTCCATGCCCTCCTCACCGTACAGGTTCCATACGCTTTTCCATTTATCCATCGACCCGACAGGGCCAATAAACTTAGCTAGCTTGCCTGTTGCCTTGGACGGCGGCGAATAGATATTGCCGTCAATGGTCATCTCCTGATCGCCCAGAACAAACCGACTGTTACCGTCTACCCAACCAAATTGTTGCCTCATGATTTCTGCTTTCTGTCTATCTTGTAAGTTTTCAGCGGATGCGTGTACATATTCCATCAGCGTATCGAAACGCTTGCCGTAGCTATACACCCCGTTAGCGGAGAGAATCTTGCGAAGCTCATCCTTCTGGGTAACCTTGGACATGGCAACGGTAAATTCCCGCAGCCCGTCTTGCGGTAGGTGTACACGCATAAGCGCGGAGTCGCCCTCACCGGGATCGTACATACGTTTCACGACATAGAAATCGTTTGCGTATACCATCTTCGGCTCAGCTTCCTCATCATCCTTGGGCGGCTTCTTCCAAACACCACCGCCATCACCTCTGTAAAACGGGAACGGATACTTGGGGATGTCAATATGCTCGGCTACACCCTCTTCGTTTTCCACTATGATGAAGTCCTCGCTGGACTCCTTGACCACTTTGCCCAGTTCCTTGGGGCCTTTGATCTTGTCGAGGTGCGGACACCCCTCACATAGCTCTTGGTTAACGCTACGAAACTTAGCGCAGCTAGTTGCTTTGCGGATGGTCTCTACTTTTCTGTCTACGGACTCCGGATCATAGTCTGGGTGGCCCTTCGACATCATATGGACCGCAGTGTCTGCGTCCTCGCACATAGCTGCCACCGACAGCGCGTAGAACCATTCATAGTAACTGACGGTATCTTGGTGCTTGTACGCGTGTAGGAGTTGGTTACACCCGTCACCCCTAGCTGTGCGCTGCATGATTTGTCTGAAGTTGTAGCCTATACCATTTGTCAGTGCCAGTTGGCGTGGTGACGGTTGGTAGTCCTCATCGAAGATTGTCGGCTGCGCCTTGACCCCAAAGATGGAGCGTATCTCCTCAAAGGAGGTCGGCTTGCCCACATGGATAAACTCAACCGGACGAGGCTCTGCTTCTTTGAAGTTAAATGTACCGGGCACACGTAGGATACGTGCCACTTCGAACACCGCATTATCGACGTAGAAGTTCTGGGTTTTGCACACTTCTTTGAAGCGTTCGGCTACAGGTTCCCAGTCCCGCCGTGTGATTTCTTCCGTAAGCGCCCAGTATACGTGGATACCACCACCTGAGTCTACTATAGTAGGAGCAGGAAGACCTACTGATTCGCAAAAAGTACGCAGCGCCGCTATGGCAGCACTCTGGTCTATGTAACCATCAGGTCGTCCGGTCTTCGGGTCGGGTTCAGCTTTGGTTGGGCCGCAGTCTACATCGAGCCAGAACGCCTTGAGACCAAGGACGTTCTCTTTCTTACGGTTATCACCAGTTGTGTACTTGGCTACCCCGAAGAATACATTTCGGCCAGCATCGACAAAGCGCTCTATTAAAGCATCTGCTTCTTCCCGCGTAGCTACAAGTTCTTGGCGGACATCGGCGTCTTTCCCTGTCCCTTTGATACCTGTGATAGCGAACCAGCCCCCGGCTGGCTGCACGAGGCTTAAGAGATCATATTGTTGCATTGCATCACTCACCGTTGCGGGGAAACCCCCACTTATCGTTTGCTCTTTGTGAAAGCTCAACCCAAATTAGCTAGGTAGGACTGGATGGCCTCACATGATTTGCCTCTTGGTTCACTCAACCCAAGAAACCAGTGATATACCGTTTGGCGTGTAATCCCGAGGCTCTCCGCAACTTCTGCGACAGGGATATCTTGGGCAAGACAAGCTCGCCCAAGTTGTACCCCGAGGAGGTTAATATCGGCCTCCCCGATAGCCTCGGCTACACGGATGCTGTAACCACGCATACTCATGCGAAGTCATCCTCTTCTTCCTTAAGCCACTCACCCATTACAGATGCCAGTTCGGGCTTTACCTCAGGAACAACCTTCGGTTTAGCGGCCCGTTTGACTGGGGTAGCTGGCACTTCGTCTTCGTCATCGTCATCACCGAACGGATTAACGCTCACAGTGGGTGCGGCGATAGCGACAACAGGAGCAGGAGCAGCAATAGCCTTAGTGGTATCTATAGCACCAGCAGTCAGCATTGTGTACTTCTCTGTGGCGGGATCGTCCTGCGCTGCGTCCACAAACGCTGCTTCTACCTCGGTCAAGTGACGGATAGGTTTAAACCCAACCTTGGCCGTGTCTGCTTCGGTATCATAGACGAGGCGTGTTACCACCGTGTCGAGAGCGTGTTTACTGGCGAGAAGAAACTTTTTGTATCCTTCAAAGCCATAGACTTTGCCATCGTTGTCACTGAACAGCGAAGCGCCCGGGATAGCAATCTGGTACAAATCACCAGTCGGATCACCAGCAACGAGGACTGCAAGGCGGCGCTCGTAGCGGCAAGCTTTACCCTTACCACCGGAACCGGAACCCTTGACGTTCTTAGGGCATGAAGCACATGCCTTACTCTGCTTATTGTTGGCTCCTGCTTCTGGCGCAACACCATCGTTTGACCAGCAGTCAGGCAGTGTGGCCTTGGCATCTTTGTCGTAAGCAGCCGCATAGAATTTACGCGAAGGCTCAACGAGCCAGTCTACCACGATGACGTCGAGGTTGTCGCTAACGGCCTTACCGATTTGCTCACCATTGATGACGCGCTTGAAAGTGCGGCCATTGCTAAGCTGGATGCGGCGCATGGTGCTTCCGCCACCGCCGCTGGACATACGGTCCATACGACGAGACTCACGGTGCACCGTGGCGACATTAGATGGTTCTTCAAATATGGTTATATTGCTCATAGGTATTCTCACTTCTCAGTTGGTTTACGGACTTGGATTACGTACTTGTTGTCGATCTGAAGACCGATAGGGAGAACGTCCGGATTCTCCTCCAGAAACTGCTTCATGTTGCCATTGTGAATACGCTTTTCGAGGACGAAAGGCACATCGTTGTCTGCGATAAACTTGTACATATGTTCCCAATCTGTTGTCCAATATCGCGTTTGGACACGGCGGGATAAAGTGCCAGCAGGGGTGCGGACACTGTCGAGGTTCTGCGAGTTGCAGAAGTTGAGAAGCTCAGTGGAGATAATTTCCAACTGGTCTTTCAGACCCCTAAGTTTAGTATCGTGGGCTTCTTCCTCCGCTGCAACCGCCGCACGAATGTTGCGGTACGCAGCCACGAGGTCGTTGATTAGTACTGGTTCTGACATGGTTTGCTCCTTGCTCGGCTATTGCCGTAGTCCCCTTCTAGACCCCGTACTATACAGTGTCAAGCTCCTTGAGATATCTTTCTTCAATAAGCATCGTTCTAGAATGGGGTGTTTCAACGATTGGTTCACACTGATATTCATGGGTATGTCTGTTAGGCGAAATTATATCCACTACCGTGAAACCCTCAGGGTAGGTCAGGGCATATGACCCCTTGGTGCAGCCAGTAGCTCTAAGGTGCAGGTGCTCTTTCACCTCGACACGGTCACCCACCTTAAAATTAAATACTGGGGGGCGTTCAAACATTGTAGTCTCAGTCATTTTATTCCTCCGTCATTTGTCTGTATAAATCAATGATACGTTTGTGGTTCTCGATATTACCGCGAAGCATATTGTATAAGCGGTCTTCCACCTCGCTGCCTTTGATATGCACGATGGTCATGGCGTTCTTCTGGCCGGGACGATCAATACGGGCATTGGCTTGGAGGTAGGTTTCTACACTTGTCACCGGGGCATACCAAATGATTGTGTCTGCTGCCGTAAGTGTAAGTCCGTGCGATGCAGCCTGTGGCTGAATGATAAGCACATGTGGGTTGGGTTGCGTTTGGAACTGGTGGATGATGTCGCTGCGATTGTTCATCGACACCTTACCGTTGATGACCTCACAAGGGACACCAGCTTTACCTAGCTTGGCACGTAGCAACTCAATGGTGTGAGTAAACGGCACAAAGACCAGTACCTTGTTGCTGGCTTCCTCGATCACTTCTAACACCACGTTCAGTCGGTTGGATACGTCGAACTCTAGGACTTCTCCAGTATCCGTATATACCGCGCCTCCGCTGATCTGGAGTAGCTTGTTAATACGGGCGGCAGCGTTCACCGCGCTGACCTCTTCGCCATCGGCTTCGAACAGCATCTGGCTCTTTAGCTTGTTGTAGTATTTCTGCTGCTGTGGGGTGAGCGGCGCTTCGCGTTCAATGTGCGTCACTTCTGGTAGGTCAAGGCAATCCTTCTTCTCAAACCGTATGGCTGGCTGAAGAATACTATGCACCACATCCTGCGAGTGCGGCTTAGGAACCCATTTGAACTGGGTCACCTTCATCATAACCTGTTCGCGGTACTGACCGTAGAACTTAGGGCAGTTGGGGCCATCAGCTAACTTAGCGAGGCCGTAAGCATCAAGGGGGCTTTGTGCTGCTGGCGTACCTGTAAGCATCCAGATACGCGGATTCAGCGCGTTAACTATTTGTTTAATTGTTTTCCAACGGTTGGTCTGTGCATTTTTGTAGGCGTTTGCTTCGTCGATCACAATAAGGTCGAACCCCTCGGCAATGATCTGGTCCTTCACGATAGCCAGCCCATCGAAGTTAATGATGACGAACTCGGCCCCTGCTGCAATGATCTTCTCACGTTGCTTAGCGGCACCATGCGCTACGCTGCACGAACGGTGCATAGCGAACTTAAACAAATCCTGTTGCCACGCAGATTTCATGATAGAAAGTGGGCATAGCACCAGCACACGTTTGATATCACCACGTTTCATGAGGTAGTCCGCAGCCCATATGACGCTGGCTGTCTTACCTGTACCCTGTTCGTTGAAGCAGAATGCGCGTTTGCGGATTGACAAGAAAGAGGCTGTAACCTTTTGATGCTCGAACGGAGTTAGCTTACCTGTCCACTCATAGGACTTAAGCATGGGCGATGGTGTGTCGATGAACCCCAGCCCAGCTAGTATCTCAGCTTCAGTGTGTCCCCATTTGACAACCACGCCTTCCTTAACGGCAGCGCTCTTATGTATATGATCCGTGATGACAGACGGGTCTTGAGCGCTGACTAGCAGCGCCTTGTTGTCAATGATTTCCACAGTTTGCTCCTTGCGGTATTATTTCTTCTTGCGCTCTCGCGTACTCACTTCCGATACTAGGTTGCCCTTGCTGTCCCGCTTAAATGAGCGGTTAGTGGCCTTACTTTCTACACGCAGCCCTGTCTTGTTAGTGCCGCCTTTGTCAAATGCTTTCGTATGGGCAACGTCTTTGCCATCACCCTTATGTACCTTACCAGCTTTAGCCATCTTAGCACGGGCCGCATTGCGCTGCGCTCGGTTCTTCTTCTGCTGTTCGCTGCCTTGGTATGTGTCGTATTCGCTCCTGTAGTTCCGTGCCATCATCTTCTCCGTGGCGGCTTGTAGTGTTCGCAGCTTTTAACTGGGCACCATCCGCATAGTGGGCTTGTCTTGGCGTTCCATATACCATTATCCATGGCAGATTCCAACTGATCTAACTGGTCGTTAAACACAGAAAAATACTCATCCTGCTTCTCTCGTACGTGTACTTTCTTAGGGAACTCGTTGCTAACCACGAAGGCTAATGCTGACTTGATCTTCTGCACCTCTGGGTAATGCACGAAGGTGGCCGCTGCCATTAAGTCAAGCTGCTTCATGTCTGCGTACTTGGCGTTCTTGCCCGTCTTGTAGTCAATCATATAAGCTGTGCTACCATTGACGATCAGCAAATCGACGATGCCGCGCCACCACACATCCTTGGCAAAGAAGGTGGTAGGCTCGTAACCAGTATCCGTCTTCCTGACACCTAGCCGCAACTCGGTGTGCTTTGTACCTTTCTTAGCAGCCAGTGGCTCCATGATGGGTCGCATGTAAGAAAACTTCTCAGGGATGGGTGTACCATCCTTAATGAACAACTCGGCGGCTCCATGGACTGCGGTCCCATAGTCAGCAGCTTCCCCCGGAATATCCTTGACGTCCTTCACAATCTTGAGGTGGAAGTACTTCTTCGGACACTGGTCGAAGGTCTTGATACTGCTATAGGACCATGCTGTCATGCTATCTAGATTTCCCTTGGAGGCGATCAGCCACTAACGTAGCATACCCCGCTATATCAATCCAGCTATCTATATGATTTGAGTCACCAATGATGATACGCGCAATCTTACTCGTTATCATATCAAGGGCTTCTTGATGGTCTGCTTGTAGACCTGCATTTTGTTCGTCTAGGGCGCCACGGATGAGTTCTTTCATTTCCTGTGCAAAAAGCGCTACGTTAATGAAGCTACCGTAAGTGGCTGCGCGTTTGTCAAGGATATCGTCTACGTCAGCATTAGCTTTTGCCTCTGCTTCTGCTTCCTCGCGGCGCTTCTGCCTACCCTGCGATATTGAGAAGGCAAATTCCGGAGTCATGCTAAGAATAGTTGTCTTAGATTGTGCTTTTCCGTCTGTAATTATCTCTTTGATCTTGTTATTGTGTTCTGTGGCAGTCTGTCGCACCGTTTCTACCACTTCCCCTATACCTTCTGCTAACTTCTTCTTTAGTAGATGCACGTAGCTTAGGCTTACCCCAAGCTGTTCCTGTATTTCCTTAGCAGAATAACCTTTTCGTAGCAGTTTCAAAACTGCCGCTGCTTTATTCATTTTCAATTCCATGTCGCTTGCTCCTTACTTTAGGTTGCCGCCCGATTTCAAAATGTCCCCGTTGTAGGTGTATGTCCCAACGTGGTCTAATTTCACGAAGGGGTGGGCGTATATCTTCCCCCCGTGCTTGCGAAACAGTTCGCAGAAGTGGTAGTCTTCCGACAGCAGCGCACCGCTCTCGTCAATGCTCG